TGGGATTTCAAGTCAGCCCTGGCGTAAATGTCAGTGAAATAGATTTAACGACAGTAGTACCATCTGCATCTACAACAGAGGGTGCTTTTGCTGGTTCTTTTTCGTGGGGACCAGTAGAGGATATTCAGTTAGTAGAGGATGAACTCGGTCTAGTCGAACAATTTGGCAAACCAACGAATGACAATTTTGTTAGTTTTTTTACTTGTGCGAACTTTCTAGCTTATGGAAATAAGCTAAGATTAGTTAGAGTTGTTGGTTCCGGTGCGGCTAATGCAACCGCAGATGGTTCTGGTGCTCTAATAAAAAATGAAGATTCATATCTAGTAGATTTTGCGGATGGTTCGGCGACCGTTGGACCTTTTGCCGCTAAGTATGCAGGCGAAAAGGGAAATAGTCTTAAAGTTTCCATATGTCCTTCAGCAAATGCATATAAGTTTCAGACACCTGCCGCTTTACGATTCTCGTCCGCAGGTGGTGGAGTTTTGGTTTCTGTAGTTGGTTCGGTTGATTTAACAGATCATCTAGAAGTTGGCAGTAAGATTAAAATACTATTAGACGATACTGCTGCTAATGTTGGTCAAGAAAGAGTTGTAGTTTCCGTGTCTGCATCTTCATTTGAAATCAATTCGTCATTTGCAGTTGGCTTACAGTATACACCAGTCTCTGGTTCTCAACTACAATTTTCTTGGGAATTTGCGGATGTTGTTAGGTTTGTACCAGGAACATCGGATTTTGTTGCTGGAAGAGGTGGTGAAGGAGATCAGGTTAATATAGTGGTTGTTGACGAAGACGGGCTCTTCAGTGGACAAGCCGGTTCAGTTTTGGAAAGATTTGCATTACTTTCACTTGCATCGGATGCGAAATCGGAAGATGGTTCCAGTAATTATTATGTGGATGTGTTGAATCGTTCTTCCAGATATGTTTGGTGGACAGATCATCTTCCTGCTGGAATAAACTGGGGTTCGACTGCTTCGGGTACAGTCTTTGATAGCATAGACAAACCTAGCACATTTAGTTTATCTGGCGGTTCTGATGGTTCTAGTGCTAATAATTCTGATAAAATTTCAGGATTTGATCTGTTTAAAGATCCAGAAAGAATTGACATTTCATTTGTACTCGGCGGTGATGCAGATGCAACACTTGCAACATATTTGATTAATAATATAGCAGAGTTTAGAAAAGATTGTCTAGTTGTTCTTTCACCAGAAAGAGATGATGTTGTTGCAAACTCAAAGCAAGAAGCAGAAGATATTGTGACATTTAGAAACAATTTACCTTCTAGTTCATATGCAGTATTAGATTCTGGTTGGAAATATCAATATGACAAATACAATGATGCATATAGATGGTTGCCACTAAACGGTGATATAGCAGGATTAATGGTAAGAACTGATACCGAAAGAGATCCTTGGTATTCTCCTGCTGGATTCAACAGAGGCAATATAAAGAATGTAGTCAAATTGGCATACAACCCTAACCAAGCAGATAGAGATGATTTGTATCAAGCTGGTGTGAATCCTGTCGTGTCTTTCCCTGGTCAAGGTACTGTTCTGTTCGGCGATAAAACTTTGTTGTCTAAACCAAGTGCATTTGACAGAATTAATGTCAGAAGATTGTTCATTGTACTGGAAAAGAGTATTGCTCGTGCTGCTAGATTCTCACTGTTTGAGTTTAACGATGAATTTACAAGAAGCCAATTCAAGTCTTTGATTGAACCATATCTTCAGTTGGTTAAGAGCAGAAGGGGTATCTTCGATTTCTATGTCGTTGCTGACTCCAGAAATAATACTCCTGAAGTAATTGATCGTAATGAATTTGTTGGTGACATTTATATTAAACCTGCCAGATCGATCAATTTCATTCAATTGAATTTTGTGGCGGTAAGAACAGGAGTTGAGTTCAACGAGATTGTAGGTAAATTCTAACAATAAAAACTTGAGAGGGTTTTGGAACCCTCTCATATAGCCATATTAACGGTACAATTTAGAACACACTCATATAAATATGGTTATAAATAAGTCAAATTGACTTT